CCATTCGTACAGGTTGCGTGACTTGATCGGCCGGCCTAGGATCGACTCGATGAGCGCCGAGGCCCGGTCGATGGATCGCTCCAAAATCGTCTCGTCAATCGCGGCTGCGATGCCAAGGTACGACTGGAGATTCGCGAGCGTGGTCAGTGAGTTCGGATCGACGGCCATTTAGGTTCTCGCGTATGCCGGCTTCCCGCTGGTGACGTACTCGTTATGGTACTGGTGCCTTGCGGCGAATCTGTCGTCAGGCCACGAGATCATTACCTGCATGTGACCGATGCGGACTCGATTCGCCTGCCAGACCTTGAAGCCAGACCGCTTCCACTGCCGCCAGAACTGGATGTCGTCGTCAATGCGTCCATCGCCCCAAGTGCCATCCGGCGCCGGCTGCCCGTGAAACCACGGACGCGGCAGGTTCCGAAGCGCATCGGCCCGAATCAAGGTGAGGCCGAAGTGCGCCGTTGCGACTTCGAGCGCCGGCGCGTTTACCTCCTCGGCCGTGAGCGACGTACGCGGATTGCCTTCGGCGTCCTCGCAAGTGATAAGGACCGTCTGTCGCTCGCGGCCGATCTGCATCGCCGCGACCGCGTCGAGGTTCCGTTCCGTCGCAAGACGGTAAAGCGCGATCACGTCCTCCTTCTGGAAGATCGTGTCATAGTCGAGGGTAAGTACCCATTCGCAAGACGGCTTCTTCAGTGCTTCGGCGAAGAGGCGCGAAAGGCACTGGCCCCAGAATGCCCCGGTGTGCTTGGTGATATTGATCTTGAGCGGGATCAAAGCGCCGATCGCGCAGAACATGTTCTCTGTCCACGCAAGCCTGGGCATCGAGACCAGCGCTTCTACGTTCGGAAGCGTGTTGATCGCAGGCAACTTCCGGGCCGCTACTCCAATGGTCCATTGCCCTTCGCCTTCCGACCACACATGGCAGTCCTGAAGACCGGCTTTCCGAAGCGTCTCGATGAGCTTCGTCCGATTCCACAGCGAGCCGTGCTCTCCGATCTTCCCGCAGACGATCGGCTCGATCTCGTGGCTCGTGCCGCTCTTGTAGGCATCCACGGCTCGATCGAAGTCCGGAACGCTGACTCGCAGCTCCGCTCCCTCGCGGAGCTTCGCAGTCCATCGCGCTACGGCCTGCGTCGCGGCCTCTCCGACGAATCGCTCCAGCGACTCGCGGACCTCGATCACGTCGCACGTTTCATCCTCGTAGGGCAGGTTCGCAGCCTGCTCGATCGGATGCTCCGATACCTGTCCGTCCTTGGTGACTCGGATCATTCTGCTTCCCTGTAAACGGCATGGCCGAGCGCCAACGTGACGCTCGGCCATGCCGGCCAAACCGTTGCGGTGCGGATGGTATCAGCCGACCGCGTTGAAGTAGAGCGTTCCGGCAGCGGTCGCCGAGATCGGCGCCTGCCCGGCATTGTCAAGGACACAAAGCGCATCCATCGTCGGAGTGTTCGAGGACGCACGCAGACCGAGGCGCAGGTAGCGCTTCTTGCCGCGAAGGTCCACGTTCACGACGGCAAACGCGTCCTGGTTCGTCAGGGCCGTAGTGTTGATCTGAGTCGGGAGACCCGAAGAGATCGAAGTGATGGCAGCGAACGACGCGGTGTTCGTGTCGTCAGCGTGCTCGATGGTGACGAGCGAGGGAACCGACGAGACGGTCGCCGAGCGCGCTCCGATGATGAAGGTCGCCGAGTCGAAGCCGCGCACGTCGAGCGTGTTGCCGTAGACGTTGGCGGTGGCCGTGCCGACCGTCTGCGGGACGAGAGCGACGCGAGCCTTGATGTTCTGAGAGGGAACGGACATGGGTGGAAAGTCCTTTCAAGGCGGAGCCGGCCTAAGCCGGACTCCGCCGAGGGAAGAAGGCTGATGGATCAGAGCTTGAGAGCGACGATCGGACCGGCGTCCGTGGCGTCGCCGAGGTTGGCGCACTTGATGTCGAAGCGCTCGGTGCCGCGAACGGCGATCTCGTCCTGCTCGAACGCATTGAGCGCCGAGTCGGAGAACGCGATCGAGGTCTGCCGGCGGTCGCCAAAGTAGGCGGCCATTGACAGATCGCCGAAGAGACACTGAATGGTGTCGGTTGTGTAGGTCTTCCGCATGACCTGCACGAACTCGACTTGATACCCGAAGAGCGTCGGAACCGCGTTCCCGTCGCGAACCTCGCGAGCGGTCACGCCGCCAGAGGCGTAGACGAGACGCTCAAGGCAGGCGTGATAGAACGCCTTCGAGCAGTAGAACTTGCAGTTCGGCGAGTCAGCGTAGGCCGGCAGCTTCGCGACAAAGTTCATCAGGTCAGACATGGCGAGCGCGGCGTAGTTCGCAACGTTCGCATCACTGATTCCGATCGCCGATGAGATGCCCTCGATCTCGGGAATGACGCCGACGATGCCGCCGTAGGTCGAGGTGCCGTCGCCGTTGAATCCGCACTCGTCCTCCTTGAGCGCGAACGCGTACGCGATCTCGTTCGCGATGTCGTCGCCGAGGTTCACGATGGCGTCCTCGTTCAGCTCGTTGCTCGCGGTCGTAAGAACCATGAACTTCTGAGCGACAAGGTTCACTTGATCGAACACCTGCTGCGACTCGGTGCCGGCAGCGGCCTCGCCGACCGCATAGGCGGTGAGCGTGGTCTTGCGACGCGGCATCCTCTTAGTGTCGCTGGTCATCGGAACGTTCTTCGCGTTGCGGCGGAAGACGCCGTAGCGCTCGCGGAGCGAGATTAGCGACGACTCGAACTCGTCAGGGACGAGGAAGCCGCCGGCGCTGTTCACGCTCTCGGTGTGGCCCTTGGTGACGATGCCGTTGGCATTGCACCAATCGAGGCTCTTGCGATGACCGCGAGCGGCCATGATGAAACGGCCGAAGCGGTACGCTTCTTCGGCCGACTTGAGGTGACGGGCGCGGCCGTCGATCTTGATCTGGTCGGGCATGGTGATCCTCGGTGCGGCAGCGGCCTTTACCTCTGCGGCGATGGTCTTCTGGACGGTGTGGCGAACGGCCTTTTCGGCGTCCTCCATCGGCATCTCGTCGGACGGCTTGGCAGCGTCCTCCTCGATGGCGACTTCGGCAGCGGCAGGCATAAGCTTGACCTCGTAGGCGATCTGCTCGGGCGCGAGCGGATTTCCCTCCGCGTCGGTGACGAGCACGCCTTCAAGGTAGAGCGCCTTTGCCTGCTCAAAGCCGGCAGCGCCCTTCTGGTCCGCGATCTTCTGGAGATCGACTTGGACCTCGGAAACAGACTTGGTCTTCATTGTGAATCCCGGTAGGTGCGAATATGACGACTCAGCGCCGCCGCACCGATCCGGCATTCAGCCACTCGTCCGGGCAAGGCTACGCGATCATATCACGATGCGACCGCGTGCCTTCGCGATTTCCTCGCGAGCGATCCTCGTGGCGATCTCGCGTCCGATCGCCGGCACGCTTACCGCTATCGAGAACTTCCTGACAGGCGGTCGGTCGATCGTTGCCGGAACGTCAACGCGACCGAAGCGCTCGGCCGCGGTACGCGTCACGTAGCCTTTCTGCACTGCCGTGATTAGCGCGTCTTGATTCGCCGGCACGCTCACGACCGAGACCTCGAGCAACTTCCACTTTGAGTAGACGCGTCGCACGTCAGGACCGTACTTGTCCACGTCTCCCTTCGTCGCCATGCGCTCGCCGCCTTCCATCGGCACGAAGCCGATCGAGACTCCGCGCAGCACCTTGGCCTGCACGAGACCACGAACGTAGTCAGGGAACCAGTCGCCGCCGTAGTCGTCAGGTTTCTTGGCAAACTCAAAGTCGGCGACGATCTCGCGATCGGCTCGCTTCAGAGATACGGCTCGTCCGATCGGCTGCGACGTGTCGTGATTCCAGAGAAGGACCGGATTCCGATCGTAGTCCTTCGCGTTCATCCCTGCCGGAACCATTACCTCGCCATCACGATCGACGCTGTCCGTCGAGATGGTCGCCTTGAACATGCCGCCGACGATCTCGCCTTCGGCCTTGAAGTCTTTGCGGTTCATTCTGGGCGGTCCTTGAGAACGGTGATGAGGTCGCACGTGCAGTTCGGATGAAGCGGAGGACCGACGACGTTCTCGAAGTCAACGACGTACGTCCCGCCTTCCGTTCCGCTCACGCTGTCGCCGACTGTATAGAACGCGTCGTCGATGCCTTTCGTCTGACTCTCGCGACCGATGGCCGTGCAGAACTCGCAGGCACCAGGAGCGACGAGCCATTTCTTGCCGGCGACGACATCGGACTGACGCCAGGCCTCGACCTGTCCCTGAACGTAGGCACGTGCCGACTCGGTCCTCGCAATGACTCGCGCTCGCTTGGCGTCAAAGCCGCGCTCGGCAATGTCGTCTGCAAGTTGATCGATGGTCTTGCCTTCCTCAAGTCCCTTGCCGAGCAGATCGCGACAACGCGTAACCGTAGTTCCGCCGACGCCGTCAGCGAGCTTCGTCGTCGAGCGATTGACCCACTTCTGCACGTCCTCGTTCACGAAGTCAAACGAGACAGGATCGGGAGTCCTTCCGGCCTTTCGCAGTTCGGCCTCTACGATCTTGACGCCCTTTGCGCCGCCAGCCTCGACAACATCGAGAAGCGCTGGCCGTGCCGCATCTCGCAAGTCGGCTGCGAACTTTGCCGGGCCGAGCTGATTGATGGCGCGGTCAATCAAGTCCTGCCCTTCTAGATCCGTTGCGAGAAGAAACTTGACCATCGCCGCGATTCGCTCACGTCCTACGTTGAGCAGCCGGCG